ATTGCATAACTAGGGCTTCCTGTAATTGCAACAAAAGTATTACCAGTAACTAAAAGATCATTGCTTACAGTAGAGTTTGCAACGTAAATAGGTGTTTTGCTTGTTTGAAAATAGTTATTTTGAATAACACAACCAGATAAATTATTCGTAGATGATGGATAACCCAAACTAATTACGTTACCAGTTAGGCTTACACCATCTTCAAAATAAGAATTTTGAACAACAATTTTAGTAAATCCATCGTAAGTATTTGCTACTAAAGCAATATCGTTACAACCAGAACCTGTGTTATTTTGGAAAGTGCAACTATCTACAAAAACGCCAGCAGCGCCATCAATCTCCAAAACATTTCCAGTTGTGGTATTAGCAGAAAAATCACAATTTTGAAACCAAATTGAATTTATTGGTGTTCCAGATATATTTGATTTAAAAATTGCTGGAACTGATGAGCAATTAAAAACAGAAACATTTTGCAACCAACAAGTATAAATGTTGGTCATTGAAATACCAGTAGTGCAATTTTTTACAACTACATTTTGGATGTAAAAAGATTGAACGGCTGCTGGCGCATAAAAACCAATTCCAGTTAAATTAGTTCCATTTATAACTAAATTCTGGATGCCGCCATTGCTTGCAGTTAAAGTAAGTGCATTAAATGTTCCATTTGGATTTATTGAACTACCATTAAAGTTTATTACTTGTGAAGTAGTAGAAATAGTTAATGTGCTAGTTGTTTTGAATGTATATCCAGATGGCGCAACAACATTTAAACCAGTATTAATTGCATTTTGAATTGCTACAGTATCATCAGTTGTGCCATCGCCTTTAGCGCCAAAATCTTTAACGCTAACAGATTCTTGTAATTTAGCTGCTACAGTACGAGAAACAGCACCACTAGCAAGAGTACCTTCTTCATAAGATACAGCTGTAGCATCCAACAATGATCCTGGAGCAGTACTTAAAGCAATAGTTCCATCTGGAAATGTTTTGTTGTAAGTAACACCATTAACATCATTTAACCAAGCTGATGCTATAACTGTACCACTAACAAAGTTAGTTGAAGACATACTAACTCCTTATATTAAACACCCATGATTATTTGGACAGTAGCACCAGTTCCAGAGATAGCTGTTACATTAGCACGAACATAACGCCAAGTACTAACAGATGTATATCCATCTGTAGCTGTAGTTGTACCAGTTAGTGTAAATGTATTAATAGTTACCCAATTAGAATTAGTACCAGTATAAGTAGCATCTTCATTAGAACCTTGCATTACAACAGTAGCACCAACAGTACCTGTGCCTGTAACAATAGCTTGAAATGTGCTCCAAGGACTTTCTTTATACGTAGGTGTAGATGCACCAGTAGTAGTTGTAGAATTAACCCCACTAAATGAAAAATACCTAGGTTGTTCACCACTTTTAATTCTTACGTCAGACATTTTAAACTCCCATTTTGCTTACATCTAGCACAATGAAAAATGATCCCGTACCTTTAAATACCATATCAATTTCGTGACCAATTAAACCACTAACCCATCCTAAATCAATTTTACTTCTACCTTCTAATGGTAAAACATAAGGTTGATTACGATAGGTTACTAATACTCTAAGACCAGTTTCAACCATAAACACAGTTGCATCTAATCTAATATTAGTTGGATTACCTGCTAACTTGTTGATATTTATAATATCAAATACAGAATCATTCTCGTTAACAATAGTACCAGTTACTAAGTAGACAGTATTTTTGCCTCCATCACTAACGATAGAAACATTAATACTGTCTTGGGTAGCTTCGTGTACTAATTTAGTGTGCATATTAATTGTACTCAGAACCACATTGGATACTATCAACAAACATAATGTTGGTAGCATTAGTATTTAATGCGTAACCAGCAGCAGCGTTAAGAGCAACCATAGGCATGATGTTATCAAAAGCACCTGCATAAGGAAGAATAGGAGATATAGAAGAGGTCATAGAAGCATTGGTAACAGCAAAAGAATTACCAGAAGTTGCAGTGCCTCCAGCAGCTAATGCAGTAGTACCGTCTTGTCCAATAGACAAAACTTGTTTACCATTAACACCAAAGAAGAAACGACCTTTACCGTCATACCAAAAAGACAGATCAAGCCAATGGTTAACTTCGTTTGTAAATGTTGTATAACCTGTTCCACCAATGTGTGTGATGTAAGGAGCATACAAAGAACTGCTTTGTGTTTGGCAATACAGTTGAGCATAAGGACTGCTTCCGTTAGCACCAGTAGCACGAACTAAAGGAGCTTGTGCGTAACCAGAACCTGCTGTACCAACAGCAATACTTGTGTACTTGTTAGAGCTACCAGCAGTAGTTAATGTACCAACTGTAGAACTGGTGTCTCCATAAATACCACTTGGTTTAGCTAAATCAGCTACGTTATTAATAGTGGTAGTAACAGTAGATCCTGTTAAACCAGTGTTCTTAATAACAAGTTTAAGAGCTGTACTACCAGCAGATTTTTCTAAGTAAATACCATTAGTAATAGTACCAGTAGTATCAGATACATCAAACAAACCATAACGAGATACAGTAGTGCTGTCTGATAAGAAAGTTGAGTTGTGTGCTACTTGAATGTTAAACCACATTTGATTACCAGGAATCAATTGTAGTGCTTGACCAGTAGAGCTATTGCCGTTAAAAGCAATTGCGGCTTTACCACCAGATGCAGTAGTTACAGCAAGAGAAACAATACCTGCATTAAAACCAGTAAGACCTGTACCAGCACCAATAGTGGCAGTTGTATTAGTTACTGTGTAAGAACCAGCAACATAAGGATTCATTTCAGAAGTGACTACACTTGACTGAGTTGGGTTTGGAACATTGGGGAAAGTAGTAAGAACGCTGTTAGTCTTATTGACGTAAGTACTAATACCAGCGGGGAAGCGGGTTGGATTTGCCATTTAAAAACTCCTTTGACGTTGTTTAGAATAACAACGCTGTATTTCTACAGCGTCATTGGATGATTGTATTCTACACTAAGATTACATTTTCTTTTTCATCATTTTCTTTTTTGCTGCTGGTTTCATTGTAGAAGCCATCTTTTTTGCAGCAGACATTTTCTTTACAGAACCTTCACCAGCTTGTTTAGTCATGCTTGGTTCAGGACGCTTACCCTTCATTTTAGACATTTCATAAGCCATTTTATAAACTCCATTGAATTAAAGAAACCCCCCAGTAAAGGGGGGATAAAGTTACTAATAACAATCAAGGACCGTTAACGCCCCATACTGCACGAGGATCAGACCATCCAAAAGAATAACGCTCATAGCCTTTGGCTTTAACGTTCATCGTATCAAAATCATTGTCTTGATCAAATGTAATGGCATGACGCTCATAGTACTTCATACCAGTTCCACCAGGAATAGTGTTACGGATAAACCAAGCGTGTGGGCTTGTGAAGTAATGGTTTACTTTGAATCCACCAGGCAAGTAGTTACCAGACTTAATGACGTTAATATCATTGTTGGCATTACCTGTTTGGTAGCTAGAGTGAAGAATACGTTGAGCATTAAACACTTCTTGACGAGCAATGTGAAGGTCTTTAGGTTGAATAGCAACTAACAAACCACGGTCGTTTTGTAAACCCATGATTGCAATTACTGCATCTTCTAAAGCTGCTTCAGACAAGTCAACGTCAACAGTAGGCTTGTTAGCAAACGTACCACCAGTAGTATTTGGGTGAGCTGTAGAGCACAAAGGTACTCCATCACCACCTAAATAAGTACTGTTAAAAGCACGGTTGTAAACGTTAGCTCCAACGTTTTCTTTAGTTTGTCTAAAAGACATAGCTAAAGCAGCAGCACGTTTCTTAGATACTTGCTCATACAAGTTGTCGTCCATTTCTTCTTTAGTCACTATGTAACCCATTGCGTAAGCAACGTGTGTATAGCGAGTAATAAAGCCTTGGATTTCAGAGTCGTATTGAACTCCAGCACCTTGTTCTTTTACAGGAACAAGACCGAAGCCAGTTAACTCAACATCTTCTTCATAGTTTTGATTGGATGTGTCTTTATCAAAAAGAGCTGTGTACTCTTCTGGATGCTCATTGTAGGTTTGACCCCACCAAGCTTTGACACCAGGCCATAGTGCTTTGGGATGGGAACCTGTGGTAATTACACCTGCCATTTTATTTCTCCTATTTAATTAATTAGATTAAGCTGTACCTTGGGCTTGCTTAAAGAATGCTTTGTTTAGAACAATATTTAC